TTTCGCCGCCTCCTTCTCAATCATCGCGGCGTTACCCTTGTGGGCCTGCTGGATGAGCGCAAGACCCTTCGCATACTTCTGGTCTGCGTCCTGGTCTTTGTTCTTGTAGTCGGTGATGGCCGTGGTGATCTTGAACATCGCGCCGTTGCCGTGCTTGCCGAAGTCCGTACCAGACCAATCCTTGTAGAACTGCTCATAGTCGGTCGCGGCCTTGTCGCGGGCATCGAGTTGCTTTTCAAGGGCTTTGGTATTCTGCTCAAGCTGCTTGAGGAAGTCCCGTTCGAGCCAATCTTCGGTTTCCTCCATCATCGCAATCCAAGCCTTTTCCTCGGTCGTGAGTTTCGGAGTCCCGCTACCGCTACCCTTGCCCCGGTCTGACGCGCCGCTTTCTCCGCCGTTGGCAATGTATGCCTCCATCCGGCTCTTGATGTCGTCGTACCCGGTAATCTTGCTCATGGCCTCACGCGCGGCTTGCTCACCCTGCGTGTCAAAGACCATCTTCCATTCTTCGAGGTAGTTGTTGGCCGCGATTTCGCCTTCCTCCTTCGCGCTGTTAGCCATATAGTCGGTGACGGCATCCATCGCGTTCTCCATCGCCTCCACCTGCTCGTTGGCCGCACGGCCCTTCTTCATCTTCCCCTGAACCGTCCAGCCCGTAAGCGGATTGCTCAAAAGAAAACGATTCCACACCGATTCCTTGTAGCCCTTCTTCTGCAAGGCAGAGAGATCGCCGTATGCGCCCTGGAGCCAACTATTCATCGCATCCTGAACGATGGCGGCGGCGGCTTCCGGCGTGTGTCCGGCGCGGAGAAGGCTATCGTACTGCTGCTTGAACTGCTTGGTGAGGTCGTCGCTGCCGATGATGTCCTTCGTACCCTGGGCGACGCGGTTGGCACGGCTGGCCGCAAGGGAGGTGGCACGGACGATCTTCGTCAGCCAATCCACGATGTCCTTCATCGGCCCGGCGGAGTCGCGGAAGGTCTGGATAAGACCCTCCCACGCAGACTTGAGGAGCAGGGTGCTTCCGTGGAGGGTGTCGAGCCGTTCGGCCTGGATGTCTTTCAGCAGGCCGTCGGTTTCTCGGACTTCCTTGTTGAGCCGCCGGATGTCGTCCACGCCGTTGGCGAGGATAAGCAGGGCCGCACCAGCGCGGTCGCCGACGAGTTTCTGGGCCTCGCCAGCCTCCAAGCCACGGTCACGAAGCCCTTGCAGGCCGTTCACGAAGTCGTCGAAGGTCTTGATGTTCCCGCCCATTGCGGTCTGCAACTTGCCGTTCTCCTTCGAGAGTTCGAGGAGGACTTTGCGGAGGCCCGTACCCGTGCGGGACGCGGCAAGGCCGGAATTGGCAAGCACACCGAGGAGCGCGGATGTATCGGCCACATCGAACCCGATGGAGTTGGCGATTGCGCCCACATACGGGAGCGACACTTTCAGTTTCTCAAAGTCAAGCGCGGTCTTGTTCGTGGATGCGGTGAGGACTTCCAATGTTTTCTGCATCTCCGTGGAGTGCAAACCGAACATACGGAGGGACGCACCGGCGAGGTTGGCAGCATCGGGTAGTTTCGCGCCGACGGCGGTTGCGAACTGCAACACGCTCGCCTGCATATTGCGGATTTGGGGGATGTTGTAGCCGAGTTTCGCCAGCGCGGTCTGGAGTTCGGTCACTTGGGAGGCCGTCCATTCGGTCGTCCGGCCAAGCATAAGCGCATCTTCCGTCAGGGCCTTTACCTCCTTGCGCGACACCTGCATAATCGTCGCAAGGTTCGCGTTCGCTTGCTGGAAATCGGAGATTTTCTTGATGACCGAGCCGACGGCCTGGGCGAAGATGCGGACGATGCCGATGATGCTCCAGAGAGTCGCGGAGAACCGCAGCCAGCCACGCAGGAGGGAGTTTCCGCTACCGCCGAGGGACTTGGCGGACGACTCGATGGCGGCTTTGGCCTTCATGTGCGCCTTCGCCGTCTTTTCAGCGGCGGCGGCCTCCTTTTGTGCGCCCGTGGCCGCAGCCGAGTAGGAGGAATTTATCTGCTTGCGGATGGTAAGGATGCTCGTCAGCGAAGTGTTCAGTTTCTTCGCCAATTCGATGTCCTTCTGCACCCGCGCGGTGAATTTCTCGTCACGGAGGATGACTTCAAAATTGAGTTGGTCTATCGTGCCTTTTCCAGCCATTTCTACTTCTTGTTAAATAGTTCGTCCATCGTGTATGGAACTTCCTTCCCTTCGGCCCTCATCCGTTCGCGTTTCTTGCGGATTGACTCCTGCGTCTTGGCTATGGCCGGATCGGTCGGATTGAACTTGAAAGCCTTGCCGGGTTTCTTTCCTTTCCGCTTCTTGTCCGAGAGATAGAGGGTGTGCGGAAGGTCGGCCTGCATCAACTCAATCTGGGCGATTGTCAGGACGCATCGGTAGCCGAAGTTCCTCTCCCATCGGAATAGCCGGAGGCGGGGCCGTCCGTATTCGGGGAAGTCTTTGCAGAAAGCGGCTTCTGCGCCAAGAGAAGTTCGGCTCGGTATTGCTCGGCTTCCTTTTTCGTCATCCTCATCGCGTCCATCATCATATCCGTCGAGAACGCCATAATTTCGTAGTGCGCTCGCAGCGGTGCTTTTTTTTTACCCGCATCGATAATCGGAAGCATCTGCTGCTCGCTATACCGACGGGCAAGCCAACGCCAATAAAAGCCGTAGAAAAGGCGTATCTTGATGTCGTTGTTAAGGATCATCAAGGCCGCCTCCTTGAACGCGAAATACGGCTCTTTACATAGGTCTTTCGCCACATCCGAACCCTTCTCGATTTTCGCCGACGCAAGGTCGCGCTCAATCCAGACTTCCGTTATCCGTTCCATCGTGTACGGCTTGATCCAACGGAGCCGGACGCTTCGTTTTGTGCCTATAATCGGTACTACCGACACCGAGTTCCCAACGATGTCCATGTACTCTTTCCTTTGTTCGAGGGTAGGCTGCTGCATAGGGTGTTTCAATTAAAAAGGGGCAGGGCTTTGCACACCCCGCCCCATTGGTTTAGGTTGGCCCGTCTGCCGATTAGGAGGTCGGCGCGGCGGTAGCCTTGAGGACGGCGAAGTCGCCAACCTTCGTGGCGGGACTTCCCTTCGTGTACGGGTTCGGAAGCACGAAGCCAACGAACGAGAGGTACGCGGGGTTGTTGTTGTCGTCCTTCTTCGGCTTGGAGACCACCATCTTCACATGAGGGAAAAGGATGGCGGTGTTCTTCGACTCGGACTCGGCCAGCACGGAAACCTCGATGACCTCCGGGGAGGCCAGGAAGCCCTTGCCGGTGTAGTAGGTTCCCTCGCCGCCCTTCACGCCCGTCTGGGACGCGAGGGTTCCGGCGGAGATGGCCGCGCCTTCGGTGAAGAAGTATTCGAGGAGAGCCACGGCGACGGACGGGATGTTGCCCGTCATACGCCAATTGCCGCCCTTGTCGAGCTGGACATCAATGACCTCCTGGTGCTGGTCGATCTTGATGTCGGAGCTGGACGGGTCATCGCACTCCAGGTTGAAAGTGCCTTCAAGGGTGTAAATCTTGTCGGCTGCGGAGAAGTCCACTCCGGCGGTGATGTCCAGACCACTCGCGTTGTACGGGAGCAGGGAGAGGCAGGCGTTGCCGATGTGGAGGTCATCCAGCATAGCGTGGGTAAGAGTAGCCATAGGTCTTATACTGCTTTAACGAATAAACGGAAAGTGATAATCCTTGCGTGGAATCCGAAGTCGTCGGGGGTGTCACCCACGATGCGCGGGTGTCCGTCCAGGAGGAGGCCGTGGCCCTGATTGGGGTCGGTCGGCTCAATCCAGGTCGGGAGCGATTCGAGGGCCTTCTGCATGACCGAGAGCTTGGCCGAGTTCTTCATCTCCTTCACATCGCGGGCGAAAAGGTGGACGGCCACGCGGGTCTGGCCGTATGCGGCCTTGTCCGTGATGCCTCCCGTGACCTTGACGACCACGAACTCGCTGATAGAGTCGTCCGTGGCCTTCGGGCGGTTGTTCCATACATGCGTGGAAACGCCCAAAGAACGGACGGTATCGGCGACGAGCTTTTCGATGTCGGTGATGTCGTAATCAGTCATTTAGCGGAATTTTAGTTGCCGGGCCGGAGAGGGGATTGAAGAACAACTTGAAGTTGTCCCGTATGTCGTCTGCGGTCAGGGCCAATATCCAATCTTCGTAGTCAATGGAGAAGTACATCGGGCGGTCGCCCTCCATCGAGGCGAGGAGGATTCCCACCCATCCCTTCTGGGACACTTCGCGGGAAACGGCCATCAGTTGCTCACGCGCCCGCCCGCTTCCGTGACGGCCCTCGTTTACCTTCATAGCCACACCTACGCCGTCGTGCAGCAAGCACCAGCCGTAGGAGTTTTCCGTGGACTTATGGAGCCAATGGGTCGTGTCGTGGAGGGACAATGCGCCGAGCATAGCCGCTTCCAGCAAATCCTTCATTCCGGCCTCGATAACCCGATCTTTCGAGTTCCGCAGCCGGGCGAAAGCCCCGTCGATTACCGCATTGTTCCTGGTGAGATACCCGGCCATCCCTAATTCTTGATGTTGTCAAGCCAGAGATTCGTCCCCCAATTGTAGGTAGTCATCTTCAAGAGCTTGGCACGGAAGGTATGGGTGTAGTCGGTCATTTCCAGGATAGTCCCCGTAGGCAACTCCGTGAGCATCATCGGTGTGGAAACCTTGTAGTCGGCAACGATGACTTCTCCGGCGGTTTTGAGGCCGCCCGTGGAGGTGCGGTAGCCCCACGGCATCTGCGTCACGCTCTCGGTCACGAAAGTCCCGTCCGGGTTTCGACGGGGATTCCAGGCCGAATCGTAAACGATGCGCGTGAGTTCCATATCCTTCATCTTGGGCTTGCCGTCCACAAGGACGGGGTTGCCCTGCTGGTCGAGTACGGGGATTCCGATGACGGGATCGCCGTTCGAGTCCGTGATAGGCAGGCCGTTCGCGTCCAAAGACTCGACGACCACCTTGAAGGTATGGGGCCAACGGGGATTGTACATCAGTAGAGGTCTTTCATGCGGATTTTGGGCGTAGGGTCGTCGAACGGCTCGTCCCACTTGTCGTAGAGGTCTTTCGCCATCTTCATCAAGGCATCGCGCGAAACGACATTCTTGATTGCGACATAGTGAGTCCAGCCGCCGTCGGCCTCGCCCTGCGTCCCCGACTTGGTGGAAGATATGGCGGCAGCGACATACGCATCCGCGAGGATGAGGTCGCGGGTTCGCTCGTCCACTTGGCCGACGAGGGTGGCATCGTCGTTCACTCCCCGGTGAAGGAAAGTGGCGTAGATGAAGCCGTCCGAGTAGTCGATGATGTGGTCGGTCTTGGCCTTGAACCAATCCAGGAGGGTCATTTTGTCTGCGATGCTTGCCATATCTTCCGTCGGATTCTACTTGTCAAAGAGCATTAGGCGTTCGGGAAGAGATACCACATGTACTGCGGCACGGTGGGGATGACCAGGGAGGTCATTTCCGTGTTGTAGCTCTGGCACTTCTTCACATAGTCCACGCCCACGGTGAGCAGGAGCTTGCCGCCGTAGAAGGAGCCGTACTGACCGCCTTCAATGGCGATCGGCTCGACGGTCTTGACGACACCGATTTCGCCGTCCGGGACGAACACCCAGACATCCTTGTCGAACGCATCCACATTGGAGCGCACGAACGCCTTGTCGGTCTTGTCGATGGACTCAACGCTGACGAGGGAGTCGATGGCCTTGATGGGTGCGCCGATAAGGGCCTCCAGGCGAGCTTTCAGGGTCTCGTAGGGCTGGATGCGGGCGTAGGCGACCTGGGCGGTGGAGTCGGAGGTCGGGAGCATGGAAACGCCGATGAGGGAGAGGACGGCGGAGTGGTAGAGGCACTCCTTGAAGTAGTCAAGGTTCACCTCGAAGTGGCCACGAACGCCCTTGTTGCGGGCGGTCTTGACGATGGCGGTGAGGTCGCCAACGGGGTCGGAAGCCGCACCCTCGTTCCCGGCGGTGTGGGTGGAGGAAGTCCACCAACGGCGCGTACCCTCAAGGGTGGTCTTGTTGTCGCCGGGGACATGGTAGTCGATGACGACATTCTTGATACCCTTCGGGTTGTTGGAGGCGTTGATGGCGAACTTGCCCTTCGACACGGCCTGGTGACGCTGGTAGGTCAGCGCGGCGGTGTGGCCGCCGATGAGGTTGTCCACGGTGATGAAAAGCTGCTGGTACGCGATTTCCGCGACCTGGGCCGGGGTCGTGCTGCGGCGATCCTCGACGAGCTTCATCTTGCGGAGTTTGTCCTCGTTGAAGTATTCGACCTTCTTCATGCGAGGAATCTTGCCCGTGTAGGACTTGAATCCGGCGGTTCCGTCGGGCAGGGCCGGGGAATCGAGGTCGTAATACTGCGCGGTGGCGTTCAGGCCCACTTCGGCGAAAACCTGCTCGAAGGTGAAGTCGGTCTGCATGAACGGCTCGAAGGTGAAGCCATCGAGCTGGAGGCCGTTGTACTTGAGGGCCATCGTGTTGTCCAGGAAGGTCTGGATGCTCTCGCCGGGCGCAAGGGCGCGGGAGAGGAGGTCGTAGAACTGAATCTGATAAGCGTCCATAGTGTTCTGCTACTTTTGAGGGTTAGACAAGCACCTGGAGGACACCCGGAACAGCCGCCTTCATCGCATCCTTGAACGGGGCGGAAGGGGTCAGTTCGACGAGCAGGCCGTCGTGGTGGAACATGACAACCGCGCCGGAGGCGGCGAGGGTGTAGTCGTTGGCAGAGCCGCCCAGGTTGGCGAAGTAGATGTCGTTGTAGAGGTAGCCGTTCGGCTGGTTCTTGAGCGACTTGCCGGTTCCGGCGGCGGTGGCGGACGAGAGGGCGATGAAGTCACCCTGGGACACGGAGTCGATGTTGGCGGTGGCAACGGTGATGTTGTAGTTGCCAGCATCGTCACCCGTGAGGGCTTCGACGGCTGCGACGGCGGCGGCCTTGCCGGTGGCGGCGAAGGTAGCACCGACCTTCTGCACGAAGTCGGAGGTGGACGGGATGATGACCGCGCCACCGAACTCCGCGCCCTTCACCTTGATGATGGTGTTGGAATCGGAGGTGCTGGTGGACACAACCTCCCACGCGATGAACGGGCTGATGATCTTGTCGGTGAGGTTCACCGGGGAGCCAGCAGCCAGCAGGAAGCCGGGCTTGGCATAAGCCTTGTCGAGCGTTCCGCCAACGGGGACGGGGCCGACCATACCC